TGCTAGTGTTTCATTCCATACACCTGATTTACCTGAAAATTTTACATAGTAATCTGATAGTTCATCACCTTCTTCACCAGTTACTTTCATAATCACACCTGTTTTTGCGTAGAAAGGTAGTTTACTAAAATCTTGTATCTCATCTCTGATTGCATACATGGCTGTATTACCAGAACCATCTGAAGTAGTTATAGTATAAGCCGCATTGCCATCAGTAGGTTTTCCATAAATTACACTGTCAAATTCTTCAAATGTAAAATGAGAAGTAAAACCAGAATAATTAGATAATCCTTGTGATGTAGATACCGAAGCTCCTGTGTCAGTTCTTCTAACATTAAAACCAATACCATTTGCAGCACTATCCCAATGTGTACTTGAAGTACCTTTTAAAAGTATGTCTGTAATTTTATTAGTATCTCTAAATTTTGCATCTGTAGCCGCATCATTACCAGTAGGTAATTGAAAGATAACTTCTAGCTCTTGTGCCATTGAAGGGTGTTTCAATGCTACTTTATATTCTCTACCGTAGTTTGTTAATTTACAAACAATTAAAAACTCTTCTACTTTAGCCGCAGACGTAGTGCTGTCTGCTGTAACTGTTGTATTTGTATTAGCAATGAAAGTGTAATCTGCAACATTAACTAATTTAAAATTCTCTCTAGGATTAGTTGAAGTTAAATAACTTGAACCACTTGCAATAGTAACTGTTTTTTCATTACCTGCTAAATCAAATACTTTAATACCACCGTTGAATAAAACCACAATGTACTGATTAGTAGCGTCTCTTTGTATAGACCAAAATTTTGTTTTATTAGAATAAATATTAGAACTATCCAATGTTGCTATATAATCTAAAGGTGGTCTTTTAGCTAAACCATCAACTAAACCATTTTGTAAATTTATTTGGTCTTCTCCCTGATTGATACCTCTTTGAGTGGGTGTCTGTTGGGACATACCATTCAAGAAATTAGGAATTGATTGCGATACTACGCTTCCCATTAGTAAGTCCTACGAGGTGTTCTATTAATTATAGAAAATGTATTGCTGTCACCTTTAAGAATATTAACGTCAGCCTCTTGGCTATCTGCTTGATGAAATGCCATTAGAGCTTCATTCTCATCTTGACCTATTAATTGAGTAATTTCTTTATCACCTATAAATCTTGAAGCAAATCTTCTTGCCGCTTTCATTGTAATATATTGTCTAGCGTATTCAGGACAGTGTTCCAGTTGTTGTACTAGAACCAAATCAACACTTGCAGGTGCTGAAGTAAAGACATCTGTGTGATTATCCATGTCATATAAGTAGCCGTTTCTAATTGTGTAATTTAAATATCTGTAAGAGGGGTTTGCGTCTGCTTTAACGCAGTTTGAAGGAAGGGGTACTTTACCATCACTGTCGATTGATAAAGATTTATAATTTATATGTGTGTTGAAATTCCACCCTTGAGATTGAATGGACATTGAAGTTTCGTTAAGAATATTTATAGCTGTTGATACATCTACTGTAGTAGTTCCTGTAATTGAGTTAACAGGTGCTTCTCCAATCGTACTCAACATAATGTTGACCGACTGTAATTCTGTAGTAGGTGTAATTTGTGTTGCCATATATCCTTTAAGTTAAATTTTGTGTGAGTACACAGGGCGGATTGTCTGTGTTAATCTCCGCCCTGTATAAATTAAGAAGTATTATGCTTCTTTGATACCTACTGCCGCTTCTGGTCTTAACACACCGTGTCCCATTGCGTATTTAGCTACCATCAAAGTACCTTGTCTTCTGATGTCGTACTCTTTTTCAACAGCTAAATCCATTAGCTTAACAGTTCCTACTGCTGAAGGGTGAGATACAAGTGCAACATAGTTAGTCAAGTTAACTGCTTGAGGAGTTGTTCCAATAGCCGCACCTGCATCAACGCCTGAAGTGACGTTAGACGCTACAAAGTGAGCTACAGGTACTAATTCAATCCCTGCAATTTTAACTACTCTACCTGAAGCAACACCACCGTTAGCTCCACCACTGAAGTCAACATTGACTGCATTTGTAGCGTTTGCTAATTTGTAGTATTCTTCCAATCTGATAAAGCATTTTCTGCCTTCAGATGGTACGTAGTTTGCATCTAATTGTTTAGCCGCACCAAATAGTGCATCAATCATAGCGTTAGCCGCAGTTGCGTCTGTTGCTGAAGCGATACCAGTATTAGTGATAGTTGCTCCTGCACCATATCCACTGTCAGATACGTTAGCTGATGCTAATGATGCTTGACCAATAGTTTGTAAGATGTGCTTATCTTTAGTAAATGCTAAAGCTCTTCCGATTTCAGAAGAGTAAGCTGACCTTACGTCCCAGTGGTTTTTAGCTTCTTCGATATTCGATAAGAATACTGAAGATGTTAGAAGGTCATTAATTGTAATAACCTTTTCGTTGTGGTTTACGTCAGAACCGTTGATTTCTGCTCCTGCTGTATGGTATGAAGCGGCTACTCTACCCATTACTGGGAAAGTTGCTGATTTTCCAGAAGATATACTTCTAGTCATATCTGCACCTGCTGTTTTTGAAGCTCTATCAAATGAAGTAATTACTTCACCTGCGAATACTTTTAAAAACAATGCGTCTTCAGAACCACTTGCATTTACTCTTCCAACTGATACTGGAGTTGCGTTTGCCATAGTGTTTTCCTTTTGTTATTTATTGTTTATTAAAAGCCTCTTCAATTCAGTTATTTAGTCAAGATTGTCCTCCGCAGAGGGTCAAGTTATTTGGCTAATTAAAGTTGGCAGTTGCCACACATAAGTGTTGCACAACTATTTTTTATGTCGTCTTTTTCTTTTTAGGAAATCCTGCTTTCATATTTTTATATGCTTTAGCGGATACCGTACTTTTACTTTTTGGTCTTGATGTACCAGATTTTTTTCTAGCGTTCATATTTCTATAAAGGCTCATATTATAACTCCGATTTACTTAGTTTTTCTTTTACTGTTGCTTGGTAAGCAGGGTCATTTGCATACCTCTCATCTCCCATAGCTCTTGTAACTTCAGCCCAAGACTTATAACCATCTTGACCTGACACTGTAGCTTTGCCTTCTACAAGGCTAGGCTCATTACCATTAGCTCCATCAAATTTAGCTTTTAAACCTGCTATTGCTAACTTTGCAGTTTCTACATCTTTAGAATTAACTGCTGTATTGTAAGCTGTCTTCTCTGCGTCAGTCATATTGTCTGCCGCCCAGTTAGACATTTCATTATAAGCCTCATTGCCACCTGCTATTTCTTTTAATGAACTAGCTTGTTGGTCTGCAACTGCTTTTTGACCTTCGATAAACTGGTTTACATATTCTTTAGGTATACCTGCTTTTTCTAAAGCCTCGTATGACTTAGCATCTAACTCACCTTTTTCAGCATATTCAGAAGACAGGTTTTCCATGTTAAGCCCTGCACTCTCAACTGCTTTTTCAGCAATATCTAAATCATTTTTGGGAGCATCTGTTTTAGGTGCTTCCGTATTGTCACCAAGTTTCTTTTCTAATTCCTGATAGGACTTTGCTAAATCTTCAACTGAGTTGAATTTTTCAGGTAAGCCTTCAGGTTTACTTTGTGTAACATTTTCTTCTACAGGTTTTTCACTTGTAGTTTCTGGTTGTTTTATCTCTACTGTTTCTACCATTGTTTCCTTTTATTATTGTGGCTTAGTAAGATTACCTGCAACTTGAGGGATAGCTTTTTCAGCCATCTGCATCATTTGTTGTTGCTGTGCTTGTTCTTCTTGTGCCGCTTGTTCTTCCGCTAGTTGTTCTTGAGATTTTAATAAACCGTCAGTATCAATACCAAGACCGATAGCTATACGTTTAATTAAATCATCTGGGTTTAATGCCTGAACAACTTGTGGATTTATTTGTGCTAAGTTTCCTATCTCTGCAACAAATTCTCTTAATTTTTGTAAATCGTTTCCTCTACCTAGTGCCTCAATACCAGTAATAATAGTAGGCTTAACTGTGCCTTTAGGTAACTTGGGAATTTCTCCTGCTGTTTCCATTCTTTTCATTAGTATAGAAACTAACGGTAGCTGAAACTCTTGTGATAATAATGAATATATACCACCCATAGCAGTCTCTAATTGTTCTGCCATGTATCTAATCTCTTGTGCAGTTACTCTTTCTGCATCTCTTTGTATTGCTGTGTGTAGTAAGAAAGCATAAGACATTCTCTCTTCTAATTTAGCAATAGATTGCTGTACTACTTGTAAATCATATTGTTTCTGTGCCTGTAATACGGTTACATCTTCTGCACTTCCAGTAATGATGTCACCATTTCTAGTCATAGCTAAATCTTTTTTTCTAGTAACAGCATTAGGTCTAACCATAAATACTACTTTAGATGAAGCCGCCGCACTTTCTACAAGTGCTTGAGATAAACCTTCTAATGATTTTAAATCACCAATAAATTCTTCTACGTAACTTCTTCCATAATCTTCATTGTCAACTCTTACCATTCTTAATGCTTGATAAGGCATTCTTTCATTTTTAAATGTACCAATACTTTCAGGTATTTTAATTCCGTTTACTTCTTGGCAAACGTAAAACTCATTGTCATTTAATTTATAAACATGAGTGTATAATTCTATTTCTTCATCAGATTTATAATCAGGGTCAGCAATTACTTGTGCTGATACTTCTTTACCTAAAGATAAAATACTTGCTTTCTCTTTGATAATTATTTCTAAAATATTTCCTGAAGCATCTCTTCTAACTACGTACTGTGATAAAGGAAATACTCTCATGCTTCCTTTTTTAGGTAGGTAAGTTAATACATTACCACCAACAATAAGATGTTTTAATGCTTCATAAACTGAAACTCTTAATGCAAGTTGTTCTATTTTACTTGATACTTCTTTTTCAATAACAGACAAAGATTTCTCAATGTCAGTCTTCATGTCTTTATTTTCTTCTAATTCTTTTTTAGCTTCACCTGCTATTTGTAGTCTAAAAAATGGGGAGTTTGGTGGAAGCAAAAGTAAAAGAAGTTTACTTGCTAGGTTGTTGACACCTCTTGCACCAACTGATTGGAATGGAGTGTATAGCTCACTTGAAGAAGTAAAGCCATCTGGTTTTATTAAAGAAGGAATAGTTAGTTCACTACACTCTTCTGCTCTGTCTAAATAATGTTCTCTCTCTGACTGAAGTTTAAGGTATCGTTCTTTAGCTGTATGTTGCTTCTGTAGACTACCTTCGTATTCCATTTAATTAGATACTTGAGCTAGTAGCAATGTTAAGACCTGAAGAAGTATTTAAAGCAGTTGTACCTGATTTTTTAACTTTCTTCTTTTTAATGTCTAAATCTGCATCATTAGCTTTAACTAATTCAGGAGATAAATCCTGTGCTTGTTCTCCTCTAACTGGCATTGGAGCTATAGGCTGTATTGGAGCTTGAGGTATTTTTGGTGAACCACACATTATTGTTCTGACCTTTCTTTGAGAGTGTTAATAAAGTTTACTACGTCTCTTTGACCTGCTTTAAAGTAGATAGTCTTAGTATCATCTTGCAAGTTAGGAGACTTTTCAGGGTAGACCTTGTTTAATAATTTAATTAAATCGTCTACCTTCAATGGTAAAACCACATCATCTGTTAAGTTTTTCATCTAAAAGAGCAGGTTTAGTCCCACAGACTGCCAGTCACAGTCCCTTTATTATATTCGGTGGCTCTATTCTCAAAGAAGTTTGCATGTTCTACGCCATTTAATACCCAATCTAACCACGATAGAGGGTTTTCTTTGACACCAAAGTTAGGCTTTAAAGATAGCTGAAGCAATCTTCTATCAGCTATGTATCTAATATACTGTTTAACTTCATCAGCTTTAAGTCCTCTAATACCACCTTGTGCAAAAGCTAAATCAATAAACTTATCTTCTAAATCAACCATGTCTCTAGCTGTTTGATAGATACTTGCTTTAAATTTTTCAGTCCAAATATTTGGGTTCTCTTTAATTAAAGCATGGAATATTTTAATCATACTTTCAACGTGGTGTGTCTCATCTCTGATAGACCAAGTAACTATCTGACACATTCCTTTCATACGCCCATATCGTTGGAAGTTAAGTAGCATAACAAAGGAAGCAAACAACTGTAAGCCTTCACCAAATGCAGAGAAACAAGCTATCTCTCTAGCTAATCCTTCTATGCCTGTTCCTTTACTTTGAAATAGATAAGTATGTTTATCAGACATCTCTTTATATTCTTGAAACGCTTTGTATTCCTTATCAGGTAATCCAATAGTATCATTCAATAAAGAATAACTGTGTGCATGATTAGCTTCTGAAGTAGCTATCGCTGATAACATCATTCTAATTTCAGGTGGTTTAAATTTAGGAATGTATTTATCTAAATATGCTTGTGCAATATCGACATCACCTTGAGTAAAGAATTTTAATATTTGTCCTATTAAGTTTTTTTCTTCTGCTGATAATCTTTCATTCCAGTCTCTTACATCTTCATGTAATGGTACTTCACTAGGTAGCCAGTGCATTTTTTGTTGCATGTCGTAACTTGCAAATGCCCAATCGTATTCAAAGGGTTTGTAGTATGCTCTTGTTTTAAATAAACTCATCTTAGTAACTCTATCCCTTCTATTATGATTAATATTAATAACTCTACTGCTAGGACAGTATGATAAACCGTCCATAGCACTGTTTGTTTTTGTTGTTTTATTTTTCTTGTTTTCTTTTTAAAACCAAAAGATTTAATTGGTGGGTAATTCATTTCTGTCCCCTTTTAGTTCTATCTCCATACAATTTTTGCCATGACCAACTGGTTAAATAAGTTGAGTAATGATAAATTATTTTTAATATACATATCTTCATTATTCACACGCCAAGCAATCTGCTTCTGGTATGATTGTCCTTTCTACTTTTTTTGATACTAACTCTGCACGTTTGATTGCTTCGCTTCTGCAATAGTACAAAGTTTTTAATTTCTTTTTCCATGCTAACATGTGAGTGTCATGCAACTCTTTAATGTTTACATCAGCAGGGACGAAAAGATTTACTGACTGTCCTTGACAAATATATTTCTGCCTGTCAGCCGCATGTTCTATTATCCATTGTTGATTTATTTCAATACCAGTTTTAAAAATATCTTTTTCATAGTCTGATAACTCTTTAAGATGTAAGACACTGCCTCTTTGCGAGACAATGGACGACCATATAGCATCATTGTTTATCCCTTTCTTTTCTAATAGTTTTTCTAAATATTTATTCTTAACTAAGAATGAACCAGACATAGTTTTTTGCACATAAGCATTGGCTCTATAAGGTTCTATTGAAGGTGAAGTAGTCCCACAAATAATAGATGATGAAGCGTTAGGTGCAACAGCTAATAAGTGTGCATTACGCATACCAGTGCCTTCCATGTCAGGAGCTTCTCCTCTTTTAACTGCAAGTCTTTTACTTTCTTCTACTGCTTCTTCTTTAATACTTTTAAACATTTTCATATTTAAAGATTTAGCTAACGCACTTTCAAAAGCTATGTTCTTAGATTGTAAATAAGCATGGAAACCCATTGCTCCTAATCCAATACTTCTTTCTTGTGCCGCACTAAACTTTGCTCTGAACACACTGTCAGGTGCATTCTCTATAAAGTAAGTTAAAGCGTTGTCTAAAAATCTAACTAAATCAGGTATGAATAATTTATCATTCTTCCATTCATCATACTTTTCTAAATTAACAGAAGACAAACAACACACTGCTGTTCTATCTTCGTTAGTAGGTAAAGTAATTTCAGTACATAAGTTTGAGTGATGTACTTTTAATCCTAATTTCTTTTGTGTTTCAGGCAATGCTTCATTGATAGTATCTATGAAAGAAACATAAGGCTCACCAGTAGCTACTCTATTTTCTAATAGTTTTTGCCACAACTCTCTAGCTGATACTGTACGCACTACTTCTTTTGTATGTGGGTCAATTAAGTTCCAACTGTCATCATACGTAGGTTCAGCTACACACTTTTCAATCAAGTGCATAAAATCATCTGAAATATTTATTGCATGGTGAAGGTTAAGACATTTTCTATGTATGTCTCCTCCACTAGGTTTTCTCATTTCTAAAAATTCCATTATCTCTGGGTGAGACATGTCCATGTAAGCCGCATAACTACCACGCCTTGTTTTACCTTGAGAGAATGCAAGTATCTCACTGTCAACTACATGTAAAAATGGAATTGAACCTGATGATTGTGAACCACCTGAAGTGCTTGTACCATCTGAACGTACATGTCCCCAGTAACCACCTATGCCACCACCAATAGAAGCTAACCAAGCGTTCTCTGTGTAGTGTCCTGTTAATCCTTCTCTACTATCTCCTACATAATTTAAGAAACAAGAAATAGGCATACCTCTGTTTGCTCCACCATTAGATAAAATAGGTGTAGAATACATGAACCATAATTTAGAAGCGTAATCATATATACGCTGTGCCATCTCATCATTATCAGAGAATGCTTTAGCGGCTCTCATAAATCCATCTTGCGGTGAGTTCTCGTTAGGTAGTAAGTACCTATCTTTTAAAGTTGTCTTACCAAAGTCAGTAAGTAGTTCGTCTCTTTCGTAATTAATCATCTTTGCTTTCTGTTACTGTGGGTTTGGCTTCTTTATCAATAATAAAATCTATGTATTGTTTGGCTTTCTTTAAATCTTGAATGCCGTTCTTATGTCTCCAACGAGTTATGTACTTAACAACATTACCTTCACAGTATGAAAGTTTGTTTTTAACAATGTAATCTATGGGTTCGATACCGCCTTGATTATAGTGTACTGGTTTACTTATATCGTCCATAGTTTTACCTTCCCTGTTTTCTTATTGTATTCTCCATGTCTTAAAATGTGTGCGACCCTAGCTTGTTGTAAGGCTTCTTTTTCTGTGTAACCTTTTTCTTTGTAGATACCTTTGACCACTTTCCACAAATCTTTAAGTGTGCAGTTGGTATATTTAAGAAGTAGTTTCTCTGCTGTTTTAATTCCAACACCTTCAATTCCATCATAGCCATCTGTCTTGTCACCCATGATTGCCTGTATCATAAAATTATAATTAGCTATCTTCTCAGGTATTTGTTCAAAGTTACTGCCGTCTTGTGAAAGATTACATGGGATTGTTTTCATGTCTTTATCTATACTAACTAATATTCTTTCTTCAGTTAGTGCAGGTTCAGTTGCCATAATACCCATGACATCATCAGCTTCTAAGTTAGCCCAGACAACACCATTATGTTTTTTCATAATGTGTTCACGCATAGCTCCTAGAACTATTGGTTTACGTTTTTCTTTTCTGTTTGATTTGTATGTAGGTAAGACATCTTTTCTAAAATTATTCTTATCTGTTAGTGCCACAACATAATCGTCTGCTGACAAGTTAGAACCTAAGTCATCTATCACTGCGTCTAGCTGTTGAATACAACTGTTCTCATCAGCATGTAATGTCCATAGTCCATCACCCCAGTTGATTGGTCTCTCATTGTTAGTAGCTATTTGATAAGCAAGTATATCGCCATCAATTACTAATACTCTTTTCTTTTTGTATCTATCACTCATTTTACTATCCTTTGTTGCATAGATTTGCTTAAATTTTTTGGTAAAAATATTTCGGCTAACGGCACAAGAACAAACTTGCTTCTCCAACCATCACCACCGTTCTTTAATGTTTTGATATATTTTTTAGCCAACCTTTTGATTGTTGCTGTATCAAATATCATTCTACAATAATCTTTGTCACCATCTGCCAGTATATGACACCAGTAATCAGACGTTGTAGCCATGACACCTGAAGGTTTACCGTTACATTCTATCTCTATTGCAATGTTACCTGTTTTAAACCACCAGTCTCTTTCTGTTTTAACTTCTATCTTGGTCTTATCTTTATCTAAGATAGAGGCTAAACGCTTCTCTCTTTCCTGACCATATTTTAGGTCAAGGTCAAATTTTTTATTATACATTAGTGTGTTCCACTCCAATTGGTTGATATTTTATATTCGCCTGTTAGCGGCACTCTTAATTGGTAGTGTTCACCTGCACGTTTAATACATTCTACTGCTATCTTTCCAATATCTTCAGCGTCTTGTTCTTCACACTCAACTTGTATTTCATCATGTACCCATACAACTTGTTGTGCGTTCTTAAATTTCTTAACTTCTTTATTAAATTCGACTAACCATTTCTTACAAAGAATAGCTCCTGCACTTTGCAACAATGTGTTAAGTGCTGAATAACTATTACGAACTTTAATTTCTCTTTTGTCTAAACCTTTAATGAAACCACGTTCAGCCGCAGACTGTACGCCTTCAATAAGTTTTGCTAATGCAGGTAAGTTATTTAAAAATCTTTTCTTAATCTTTCCTGCTTCTTTAAAAGGTTTGTTAATTACTTCAGCTATCTTTTTGACTGAACCACCGTAAAGAAAACAATAATAAAATCTTTTTGCATTGTCTCTACTGTCTAACCCTGCAAGTTTCTGTGTCTCTGTATGTATGTCACCTTCAAGTACAACTTTAGTGTATTCACCGTTGTCAAACTTAGACATAAAATGACAAAGCATTCTAATTTCTAAACCTGAAACATCTATACCAACTAATCGTTTACCTTCTGGTACTGTAAATAATTCTCTACATTCTGTTCCAAAAGGTGCAGAAGTGCTTGGTACTTGTCCTAAATTAGGAAAAGAATGACTTGCTCTTGAAGTAACACAAGAATTTGTATTACATGTGCCATGAATTTTACCATTACGTTCATGTTTTAACCATGCTTGTGAACCATTTGCTATCTGTGCAATTCTTTTGTTTAATAAAAAATGTTCACACAATATTTTAGCTTCTGGGTATGGAAGTTTGCTAAGAATTGTATCATCTAGTTTAGCTTTACCGTCTGTAGTAAATTCTTTTGCGTCCCAACCATACTTATCTTTTAATCTTTGTGCTACATGGTGTCTGCTTGATGGATTAAATATAGTAACTTGGTCTTTTAATTTCTTACCTGTTTTAGTAGACCATCTTTCATTCACGATAGGTTCAAACACACCTTGTAATTCTTCAGCTAACTCAGCTTGTCTCGCTTTTAACTTAATAGATAACTCTTCTGCTTTAGCTCTATTAAAAGTAAAACCATGTTGTTCTTGTTTAAATATTAAAAAGGCTACTTCATGCTCTAAGTCCATAGCTTCTTGGGAGTAACCTTTTTCTTCTAAGACTTTGTATAATTTGTAAGTAACTTCTGTATCTTGAATACAATACTCAAGCATTTCAGGTGTAAATGTCTGCCAATCGGTATCTATCTGTTCTTTGTACTCACCTATTCTATTACCCCATGCTTTTAATGAGTGCTTACCTATGCAATCTTTTGGAAAATCTTTTCTTGAAAAATCATTATCTTTAATGTCACTATATACTAATCTTGTACCCACTAATGTGTCGAAAATTTTACCCCTAAATGTAGCGGAATATAATTTCTCTAATACAGGAATATCAAACTTAATAATGTTATGACCTATGATTAACTCTGCGTCTTCTAAAAGTTTAATAGCGTCTTCGTTACTAGGTGTAAGTATTTCACCTGTGTCGATATTCTTTAAGACAATGCAATGTACTTTGTCACATACATTAAGGAAGCCATTGGTTTCTATATCAAAGATAAAAGAACTCAAAGTTTTACCTTCTTAATTTTTAATACATTGACAGTAGGCATAGTAGTTACGTTACCTACATCACCCAATGTACCATCATCATTAAAATTTACATCTGAAGCTAATACATGGACATCTTTGTCAGCTTTAAGTAACCAACCATTTGAAATACAAATAGTTACTTTACTATTAACTGCGTCCTTTAAAGAAACCCATTCAGCCGAACCATTTATATCTTTCCAATATAAAGAAACGAATTGTGCGTTTAATATCTTTTTATTTATTGTTGGTAATTTCATAATTTCCTCTAATTTCCACAATAACCCTCGCACTCATTTTCCATGCCGTAAAAAAGGTCTTGTTGTTTGTTTGTTTTGTCAAAATCTATTTCATCAATAGGTTTACAACTTCGGTGTAAATAGATTTCATCAGTCAAAGTTTCTGCACCTGATTTCTTGTTAAATCTTTCTGGGCTTCGTATTGCTTTGTCTAACTCAACTACTTTGTCCCATTCTTTTTTATCTTTTTTTAATTCTTGCCATTCATGTGCTGAATGAAAAGGACAAAAAGTACAAGCTGAACGTGGTGGTGTAGGATAACCTTGTTTTGTAATCCAATTTAAACAATCAGTTCTTGACAAACTTTTATCAATTAAAGGATAAATATTTGTAATATATTTTAGAGGGTTTATTTTCATTCTAGTTGCTTCGTCTTTTGAAATACCCATTAATAATTCAACTGTTGTACCTTCTTTTCTTTTTTCTCTTTTTTGAAGACCAAGCAATTCTCGTATTTTTTGAACAACTGGTTTTACTTTATAATCAGCAGTACATACTCTACGAAGCATTCCTTTTTTACCTGTTGTTCTATTTTTTGTAAAAAAAGGAGCAGTAAATCTATGGTACTCTCCTTTTGAAGCGTCTAATATGTCTTGTCTTAAATCTCTCCAAGTAACTTCATAAATAGGAAATTTAGTAATTTGCGTTCTTAAATAAGCTAACCAATCTTCTACTTTTTTTGGTTCTCCTTTTACATTTGCAAAGATAGCGGCATCAACATTTGGTATTTCACCTCTTTCAATCATTAACGCTAGTGTTGAACTTTGTACTCCTGCTCCAAGAGATAATATTCGTAAATGTTTTTTCATAATTAATGTAATGTTTCTAATTTAACTTCCACATACCAAGCCTCGTCTTGCCCACCTAAAGCTAGGTTTGTTAGACTATCTTGCAACATGAATGCTGTTTTTAAACTTCCTACTGTTATTGTTTGTTTCTTGTTTGTTGATTTAGCTTTTGCTAATGCTTCAGTAACTAACCCTGACCAAAATAAAGCATCTCTTTTTTTCTTTGCAGATACTTTTTTAATAGTCATCTAAAACCTCTGATGTAGTTTCAGAAAGACAACCTGTTTCTAAATTATATAGTAGAGAACATGCTTTGCCTGTCTCACCAGAATATCTATTTTTAAGAATTGCTAGATTAGCTATTTTTTTATCTGACTTAATGTCTCTGGATATAGAAATAATTAAATCTGATAATTGACCTATTGAAGCTGAGCCTCTAAGAGCATTCATGGTAACTTCTTTACCGTCTTCATAGCCCTTATCACCTTCTGACCTTCTTAAATGGCTAATAAGTATGACACCTATGCCTGTTTCTTCTACAAGTGTTCTTAATGTGCTTACAAAATAATCAATTAACTTTCTTTCATCATTAGTATGTTCATCACCCAATGCAGATAAAGCCATGTGTAAATGGTCTAATACTACAAAGTCTACTTCACATGATTTTGCTAAATATCTTATTTTAGTAAGTAAGTTATCTGCGGCTGTACAGCCAAAGTGATTAAATAAATAAAAATTCCCATTACCAACAGTTGATTTAAAAGTTTCTTCAAGTTGTGTTTCATTTATACCTTCTCTTGTTAAATGCAGAGGTTTTTGAAGGGCAACACCCATGATACCTAATGCACTACGTTTAATACTTTCTTCTAAAGCTATGTAACCAACTTTAAAATCTTGTCTTAATAAATCTAATGCTACATGACGACAGAAAGAACTTTTACCTACTCCACTACCTGCTGTAATAGTTGTAAGCTCACCTTTTCTTAAACCATGTGTCTTATCGTTAAGGCTTTTAAAAGGGTACTGTGCTGTAACGTGTTTATCTTCTTTTAATATTTCTTCAAAAATTTCAGAACCTAATACAATACCATCTGGTCTATATGGTTTTGCATTCCACATAGCTGATTTAAGTTCTTCTGTTCTACCTGCTAACAACATTTCGTTAGCGTCTTTAAGTGGTAGAGAAGCAATCTTGGCTTTGTTAGGCGTAAAAAGTTTTGCAACTTCGTTTGCCGCTTTCTGCCCTGCTTCGTCTTGGTCGAAGCATAAGATTACATTCTCGTAACCCTCCAAGAATTCTAGAGAATTTTGAATATCTTTTTTTGCACCTGCCGCACCAGTTTTAATGGAGACAAAATCAAATTTATTATCGTTGACCTGACTAAATGAAAGACAATCAAGTTCTCCTTCACAGACAGTAATATATTTTCCTTTTCCTCTACAAGTTTCTTGTCCAAACAAACCTGCTTCTTTTGGATTACCTACCCATTGAAAATCTTTATTAGGGTATCTAAATTTTTGTGCTACGATTTCTTTGCTATCATTATAATAATTAGCAATATGACATGGACGTGCAAACCATGAACCTACTTGGTAGTTATATTTTTTTACTGTATCTAAATTAATTCCTCTTTTATTAAGAGGTAAGTGTTCACCTTTAACAAAGTTAGTAACCTCTTCTTTTTTGATTGGTTGTAATTCGGCATTCATGATTGTTGATTTTCCTTTTGTGGTGTGTTGACATGAGAAACAATGTGTATGTCCGTCTGAATAGACGGCGTTAGCGTCAGACGAAGAACAGTTGTCACAAGGCTCGTGATATAAAAATTCGCTTTCAGTTTCGTTCATAATGTAATAATTTGTGTGAGTTTAAATAAGTGAGGGCTTCGTGGCGGAATGGTTACGCAGAAGATTGCAAATCTTTGTATCCCAGTTCGATTCTGGGCGAAGCCTCCAAAGAGTTGAGGTAACTTCAGTCTCCCTCCATTACCCCATAAATACGAAACGCCTCTAGCTATTTCTAACTAGAAGCGTCTCAATCAACAATCGCCTGTACATCAAAAGACATACACGATTTTTTGGAGTTAATTGCATTTCTGCAACCCACTACCTCAACGCTATACTTCTTTTTGAGCCTTTTTACAAGTTCACGTAAAGATATGTATTGCTCTATTGTGAAGTTAACGTCAAGACCTGTACCATCTTCCAATAGACCTCCTACGAGACCTATTGCGATAGAATTTTTGTTAGTAATTAAAGGTTGATTGATAGGTAGTATTGCACCAGACATTTCTTCTTTACGTCCAGTTTCTACAGTCCCATCTCTTTTAATTATAAAGTGAAACGCATTGTAGAAATAACCTTCTTTTGCATGTTTTAAAGTTATATCCTTTGCGTTTAAATTTTCACTTGGTTTTGTTTTAGTTGAGTGAACAACTATAAAATCTGTTCTTTCTCTATTATTATTCATTTAACCACTCCAACGGTATGTGTTTATCTGCAAACTTAAATCCGTATTTTTCAGACCACATTGCATAAGTTGTTTCTGATTTTTTTGAGATACGACTTCTTGAATTACTGAAAACAAACCTGATGTCTAATTCAGGGTGTTGTTCTTTTACTAATCGCATTTTCTGTCTATCAGCAGAAGTAAACAAACCTTTAGTTTCGATATAAATGTTTTGTTCTTGTAGGTAAAAGTCTGGCGTATACGTATGAGCTTTCGTAGGTTTGACATAAGTCAATTTAACCTTCTCATAGGTATACGTTACCTTATTAGCGTCTAACTCTTGTGAGATAGCTATTTCTAAACCAGACCTGAAACCATGTTTCAAACCAATTTGATTAGAAGTCTGTCGAGGACGGTGATACTTCATTTTCAAATGCGTTTTCTGCTTGTGGTGCAACATAGCCATCTTTGATTTCTTCAAAGCCATGAGTTTGTGAACCTGCACCTTTGCCACCTTCGACTAGCTTGGCTACTTGCACAGCTTTTAATCTCAAGCTGACACCTGCACCTGCCATAGCGGTGTAATAAGGTATCATATCAGCAGAAACTTTCATTTCACTGCCAGACCAAATCTGGTCTTTCATAGGTGTACCTTTGCTATCGAAGACTGGAATTTTAATATCTATAGTCTCACCACTTTTCATATTAATTTTAGCTTTCGCTTTAAATTTAAAAATGATGTTTCCAGTTGGCTTACCTTCTAAATATTCTTCTTCGAAGGGTAAGTTAGCTGTTTTAGGTTCTTTACCTTTAGATTGCTGTTTAGCCATTTCTAAAGATACTTTCATTTCGTCTTTAATAGACTTAATGATTGACTGTGCCTCAGACCCTTTGACAATTAGGTTAGTCTTAAAGTGACCACCATTCTCTTTATCAAATTTAGTATCTGGGGTATTGAGCCAACAATATTGACTAATGCCTATTGGCGTTACCAATTTGTTATATACTTTTTTGTTCATATTATCCTTGTTTGTTGTTGTTTCTTTGATTTACTCCAAAGAGACTGTTGATTGTCTAATAGGGCAGGTTTACTATTCCTACCCTGCTTACTTTCCGATAGTGCATACGTTTAGGCAAAGAAATACTTACATTTGTGTAGTAAATCTAAATCTAGCTCACCATCTTTAGGTCTTTCAGGTAGTTCAGCTATAGCCTCATCTGACAACGTCTCTGATACTTTTGCCTTAAAATCAGAAAGTAAATCTTTAGAGAAAATACTTACAAAGGCTTCTCTAATACTTTCATTAAGTTTATCTATATCACAGGCATGGGTTGCAAAACTATCATGCACATTACAAAAGTTTTCTATTCCTTTTTCTCTTGCAATGTTAACCGTCCTAATCATACAGGCACTATCTAACGAGTGAACGTAGTTAGCAGGACAACTATTACGTTGTTTCATTTTGTCAGTCTCTGGTTTAGCTTCTCTTATTGTGGATTGGATTACCTGTCCCATCAAATGTGTCTCTACCCTTCTACTTTTCATTTCTGGATAATATTGATAAACAGGAAAACCTACTGGAGTTACCCAGTGTATAGGCACACCTTCCTTTGCGACAACTTTTGCTATGTCCTGCAAATATCTCATTCCTTCTTTTGCAGATTTTAAGTTCTCACCTATTGATTGCCAAATTAATTTTGACAAATATGTTGATGGTTTAAACAAATCATCAAATGGGTGCATTTCTCCTTTGTCTTTTCTTTTAGTTAAGTCTTCAACTACAAAGTCAGTACATGCGTATCTTGTACTTCCATAAGTAAGCGTCATAACAGGTCTTTTACAAGTAGACCTTTTAACACCGTAGTCTAACCACTTAGTAGCTAACTCTTCTCCTTCAGCAGATTTTTGTTCTGCATTTTTAACTACTTCATTTTTCACAAGTCCATAGATGTCTTGTGGTACATCATTAGGCACACAGTTTACTAATGACCCTGCAACTTTGTCTTTTAATAACAAACTGTAAATTTGCAAACCATTGCAACTGCCATCTACGTTAACTGGGATATGAGAAATAAATCCATCACCTTCTTTTGTGTATCTATTCCATTCATCACAAAATGCTAAAAACTGAAAAGCATTGTCTGCGTCTTCCCACTGCCTATTACCAATAGGGTCTTCAGCACATGCCTTAATCCAATCTGCATTGTCATAAGTCCATTTTTCTCTATCTTCAAATGATACTTTGTCGTTACCCCACATGTTTGCTCCATGCACAGATAGCCAAAATACACCTCTGTTCTCTTTTGTGATTGCTTTACCTTGACTAAAATTTAACAGAGCTTTCGCACCGTTAATAGATTGATAGTTAAGAAAAGCAGGAACACAATATGCACGTCCTCTAAAGTCTAACTGTATTGGAAAATACATAGTTACATATTCTTTAAACTGCTCTGCCAAATTTATAATTTTAGCATAAAGCATTCTTTTAGATGACATACGGTTATTCTCTGTGTGTACAATTACACAGGCTTTCTTATACTCAAATAGAGCTTCTTTATTGGTATCTATATCGTAAGGTTTTTGTGGTATGTCTAGGTTTTCAATGGGTGGCATTCCTCCTATTGAAAGAGACTTATCCCAAGCATTCTGCATAACTCCAAGTATAAAGGTATTAATCCTATAAGCCGTACTTTGCATTAGATTAACTGCACTTGTAACTTCAGGCATGTCATGGTTTTCTAGCTCATTGGTAAATTTCTTACCACGTTGCTTAACAAGGTCTAATTCTGGCATTTCTGATGTCCAGTACCCATGACCTTGTACTTGTCCGTCTACGACTGATTTTGGAGCAAGAACCATAGGTAAATACTCTGGGTTTAATAACTCATTAAAGCTATTTCTGTCTTGTATCCATTTTCTAGTAAAAGCAGTTTGCCTTATAACTTTAAAGGTTTTGTGCTTATGTTGGTCAGTACCAATTTCTATAAGTCCTACACTTTCTACCATTAAACTAATTAATTGCATTCCTGTGTGTAGTCTTTCGGTAGTTGACCATTCTTCCCAACTTACAACTTCATCTTTCTTGGCAACTTCTCTGTATTTTCTTCTTTTGTAGGCATAGTTAAAAGACCTTTTGTCTAAATCTTTTTTAACTACTGCATATAACTCTGGGTTTAAGTTCTTAAAATTTTTAAGACTAATTTCAGTTTCAATTCTACCACCTAACTTAATTGCAGTTGCAGTTAAATTTTTAGTAGTCGTTATAGTATTCATAATATGCTTCAAGGCTATTAAAGCAGTTATTTTTGGGTCTTCTATTTGGGAGATTTTTTGGAGGGCTATGGGTGTTTTAGAATGAACATTAGATGACGCTTGTGCTACCCATTCATTTATTGCTTCTGCGTATGGTCTGATAAGATTAGCTACTAATACTTTTCCGTAGGACGTAACACTTTCGTCTTCTCTTTCTATGTGAGACAAACGTCTTTTATTAGTCCTATGTTTTCCTCTTTCATTACCTATTTTTTCTAACTCTTTTTGATTTAGAAAATCTGGCATTATTTCAAGTATTCTCATGTATTCTCCTGTTGATTGATTATGCAACTGCGGAATGACCTACAATTTAGGTTCTATCCTTTGCTATTTATTATTTGAAGTGATAGAGAATAGTTGTGTGTTTACTTAACTAATTAAAGATTTACATATCCACCGAGTGCAAAGACACGAGGATTGCAAATCCTATTGTATCTATGCACACATAATTAGTATGCTTTTATTAGTTAAATCTATAATCATTAATCAACTATCCTCTAATCACCTTTATTCCTTAACTAGCTTTGTTAAAAGTGTTAAGAACATTTACTGCGTCTCGTAAATTATTAGGTATTAAATGTGAATACCTACTAATCATTTTCCACGACTTATGACCTAACATTTGACCAATAAAGTGAAGTTCTACTTTACCTGATTGAGCCATACGTGTTGCACAAGTGTGTCTTAAACAATGAATGACAAACTCTTTGTCGTCTTGAAGGTTCATTGCTTTTCTCAGTCTTCTCCAAGTATTCTCACACGTCCAATATTTTAAATGTGAAAACACTAGGTCGTTTCTACCTACCGCTTTTTCAAGTAACTTCTCAACGATTAGTTTGGCACGTTCTGTTAAAGGTACACCTCTGGGCATATTGTTTTTAGTTACCTCTTTAGGTAAATTAACAACATAATGACCATCTACATTGTGTATCATTAGCTTCTTAATAGATAACGCTTCGCCTAACCTCATGCCAGTGTCCATAAGAAAAAGATAGAACTCTAAATAATTAACCATATTCCACTCGGTCAATAATTTAATCATTTCTTTTTCTTCTATTGGCTCAAGGTATCTTTCTCGTCCATTGTTACTTTCGTCCTGCCATTGTATGTGAGGCATTCTATCTAAATGATAAATAGATTGTCTCTGATTGGCATAACGTAACATCTTAGAGATTGAGGACATATAACGATTAATAGTTGCAGGAGCAAAACCTCTGTCCTCCAACGTATCCACAAGATTTTCTATGTGAGTATCGTTAACTTCAGTCACAAGCATTCCCTTACCAAGCATATCAATTATTTTCTCGGCTCGTTTAGATTGCAACTTTTCCCAACCTTTAAGTGTTAATTTGCGGTGTATCTCCGTCAACAACTTGACATTTTTTGTCTGTTGCATTTATACCTCCGCTTTTCATTGTTATTTGACCCATTCAAGAAGGGTGTTGTGTACCCTTCTTCCCTTTGCTGTAAGACGCACAAGTTTTCTACGTCTTTCCATTGGGTCTTCAAAGTTTTCTAATAGACCTATCCCAACTTTTCGGTGTCTGTTGATAGTTGCTAACTTATAGCAATTTCTTGAAACACTTGATTGAGCTATGTCTAAAGCCTCTGATATGGCTTGTTGAGCCACACCGTCTTTACCGCCTTTATCCGCTACATAGAAAAAAACAGATATAGCTTGAGCCTCTAATTGAGGGTCAAACTTTCTCATTTCTTCTATTATCTTCAAAAGATTGTTAGTCATTTTTCACCACACTTTGTTAAAGTAAAGCTAAGACAAATAAAACCTATATTTTCCAAAATCTATTATAGTATCGTATTTATCTTTACTTACGCTTAATTTACTCCAGTTAGCATATTTTTCAATATACACTTTAAAAAGAATAAAATTTATATACATGTTATTCCTTTTGTTAAGATTTAGTGTTTATTTTAGGTGGTGCAGTATTGAAATAGGTAAAGTAACCTTTTTGATTGCCTAATGACATTGAAGTAGATTTACATCTCGGACTTAACCACCATTCAATCAGACAAGTGTCTGTTCCTTTTTTGGGTCGTCTAATCATTTTTCTCCTTTCTTTTTTTGCTAATAGTTAAACTCATTTAAAAAATAACTATCCTGTCACACAATTAATGTACAGCAGGAAATATTGAGTTATTAACATGCAAAATACACCGTCTAGTCATTAGACGGCATTTCGGCTATTAAAGCCTCGTCAGTTTTGCTTTTTTAAAGTTCCATCAAACCTCCGTTGTTGATTTTTGAATTTCATTTGTAAGTGCAATAATAGGAGGTGTCTCTGCGTTGATAATATTGTCTATCAACTGTACCGCCTTATATGCCACTTGATGTGATGTTAGTTCGTCATACTGTTTTAGTGTTCTTGTTTTTAGCAGGAACGCTATTATCTTGTATTTTAGTTTCCAATTCACCGTCTAGTCCTTTGGTTAGTTTCTTTTTCTTGCCAAAGATGGCGTCCCAATTCTCTTTGTATTTCTCTGAGGGTATGTGAACGCCGTCTCGTATTTTGTAAGATTTAAAGCCTGACATTAAAACTCTGCGTTAATTTCAAAACTAACAACAATTTTATTTTGTGGGCTTCTCTCCGCCGCATGTCGTGCTTCAGTGGCTACGTCCATTAAATTAGTGTAGCTATCTTGAAAGACAATTTTAGGTTTTTCAATGGGTGTTTTATGGTCAACAAATTTACCTTTTTTCCATTTGCCATTTTCAACCGCTATTTCAGTTATTTTTAGATTTTCCATACTCATATACATAATTTAACTCCGTTTTAGATTGTTGATTGTTGATTAAATCAAAACGCCGTCTAGTCCTTAGTTGAAGAATTAAACGGCGTAATTGTATTATTTATTAACTAACTTTTTTAATAGGAAAGTTAATTATATTTGATGTTGGACGCAGTGAGGCTCGGACTTTTTGCACTGTCCTTGTCGCCAAATAACACTCCGCTAACTCTTCGAGGCTAAAAAGTGAAAGCTGTTTCACTAACTAACCCACCCTTCCGCAATAGCATTGTGAAACATTTTAAGTTTCTGCTCTTGTGGTGCGTTTTGGTAGTCCTCAAAGTGTTTCTTTTTCTCGGTCTCGTCTCGATACTTGGAGGCATTATCTGCCCTTTGTATCTTTTGAACACATTTTGCAATTTGCATGTGTGGTACTCCTATTGTTGATTGTTGATTTGACTTTATAAAAAGTCTCTAAGCCTACCGCTTGGATAGGCTTAAAGTCTGTTTATTAATTCAAGATGTTCAAAGGGTCATATTTGACTATAAGTCTAACTTGCTTTTCATAGTCACGTTTTGCCGTAAACATTAAATGAAAGTTATATAAAAACCTTCTCAGTGATAATTTAAATTTATACATATTTTTTAGTTTCTTCTATAAATGTAATAATCAACGTCATTAATGTTAGCTTCTTCTTCGCCACCATCATAATGATTTAATGAATGACCTCTGCCGTCCATTCTAGCGTCCCTCTTCCATTTTTCATCATCAAAATAGTTTCGTGCTGTATCTGGCAAATCTGGCAGTACGCATTCGTCAAGGTAGCTATCAAGGCTTTCGTCCCATGCTTGGTCAGCTTCGCCATCAGTCATAACCGTATAATCTCTGTCTGAGTGTTCAAAACTTTTGTAGCTGTTCACAGTTTGCCAAATGTCAAAATTATAAGTGTCATGTTCAACCGCTACACATTTTCCAATTTCAATAATAACACATGGCTCATCTTCTATATGGTAACCATCATCTCTTAAAGTTACTGCAACAGCTTTAAGCCTATCGCTTGGCTCGTCTGTGCTGTCAGTATAGAAATCAAAAGTATTAAAAGTGTGTTTTACTAGGTCGTCAGCGTTTCTGCTAAACTCATCTTTTTTAATTGTGTTTGTTTGCATTGTGTTAACTCCGTTGTTGATTGTTGAT